ACTCCGATAACATTACTTATCGGAGTTTACTTTTGTCTGTAAATCTTTTATTTCTTCGTCGTGCTTGCTAATGATTACATCATAACGCTCAAGCATTACATCATGATGACCAACGTGCTCAATTAAAGCGTTTTGGTCGCCTTTGAATTCTTTGACGGTATCGTTCAAATTATCAACGGCCGCGCTCAACTGAGATAACGTACCAGCTATTTTACTAGTCCAGCCGATAATAATTCCTACGAAGCCAACTAAGGTGATAATTCCTGCAACTATTTCCCAAGTCATACGTCCTCTCCCTGGGATAATCCCCATTCTCAGTCCTCACTTATAAGTGGGCGCAAGGGATAGGGCGTATTATTTTTTGGTGCGGAATACATCATCATTATGAAATTTTGATTTTGCCAAAAATTTTTGAGCAAACAAATCATCGACCGTGTGTAAATTGTCTAATTCCCAATATGGAATACAGTAGAGTTTAATGCCGTGCGCGAGAGCATAGCTTATCTTGCGCCGGTCACGTTCCTGTGCCTTCAAGAATTCGGTTTTATTTTTATAAAACTTTTTGATAAAGATGTAGTGCTGTTCGCCCTGAACCTCTATTAAACTATTGAGCGCCGGTAAGTAAAAATCAAAATGATAAAGACCATTATAACAATCTTTGAACAACTTTTCACGAACAAAAGTAATATGACCCTCGTTAAGAAGGCCACATACTTTTTTTTCATATGAACTCATATTTTTCATGTAAAAAACCTATAATAATCCGTATCCTTTGGAGTAAGGTCAGGGCGCCATCTAAGCAGTTTCGGGTGACGCAGACCCTGATTTTCTGTATTCATAATCTGCATCGCAGTTACTTCTGCTACCTTACCCTTATAATTCTGCCAGTTCGCAAGAACTTCCTCTTCTAATCCACTAAGTGAACCAATAGGAACCAACTTATCATCTTTACGGATACCAATGACGAGGCTACCTGCCCAACCATTATAATATGCTTTTGTGATTGGTTCAATACTTCTTCCGTCATAATATTCCTTGAAAAGTTCACCATTAAGCTTTTCACCAGTGAATGTATCTTCCCAATACTTCCAAGTTTCAATTTCCTTGCCGCCGTAGAGACGAGTAGGAGCGTTGGCGCCGAGAATTACCACGTCGATTGTTTCCTGAAGTTCCTTTTTAATTTTGATTGTCATATGCGCGGGAGTACGCTTGAAGTAGATAGGGCAATCCTTTCGTGTAATAACGATACCTTCACGACCACTTCCGAGATATTCCTGAAGTTTATCCCAAAGCTCGGGACCACGATAGTACTTAGCCCATTCTACATATTCATTAGCAAGAATAGTATTACTTGAAAGACAATCAAGAACCTTAACTCTTCCCTCTATTGGCTTATCTACGAAATCCTCGTTATCAAAAGCGCATACATCGAAGATATAGAAATGGAGTTTCTGACCGGCCTCCTGACGAGCGATACATTTATCCTTCAAACATCCAAGAAGTGAAGTAATCTTATTGGAACCCTCATTCCCAGGGAGATAACACTCACAAAGTAAAACTGTTCCTCTTGGAAGTCTTTCCATAAACGGATGAAGCTGAGGAACCCACTCATACTTATCAATCGCGCCATTTACACCCTTACTGCGCGCAATCATAAAACAATTACCGTCTTCATCTTTGATAAGACGCTGATAGTATCCATCAACCTTGAGGGCGCCAAGATAGTCGCCACCAAAGATTGCGTTATGAACTTCGGTCTTTTTCTTTTCATCGGTATATGATGCAGGGAACGACCAATACTTCATAGCCTCTGCGTTAATCCAATCAATTCCGTTTACAAATCCCTTCATAAATATTTCTCCATTCTTTTTTCTATACTAATATTATACACAATTTTCAAGGAAAAATCAAATTTCTATAGTCCGGCTCCCGTCTGCTACTTTTTAGTATAGAATGAAACCAAATAAGAACTAAAAGGAGTTTACATATATGGCAAAGAAATTTTTTAAATCCGCGCCCGCCTCTGTACAAAAGGCGCCCGAGGTAATAAAACCTATTGAACCCGTTCTTGAGTTAGGAAAAGTTGAGGACTCTCCTAAGAAAGAAGACGGCATAGGCGTAATCGAAGACCCCGGTGAACTTCCTGTCACACCTGAGTTCGCTGAAATCAATAGATATAAAGTTATTGCAAAGGGTGGAATCGTACTTAGAGAAGCTCCGCCTTCTGACACAAGCAGTATTAATGCTGCATACGCAGGCGCCGGTATTCTTTGTATTGGATATGAAGATACCTTCGTAGAATTAAAGCGCGATAACTGCTGGAGTTACGGAAACTATAACGGAAAATCAGGTTGGGTTTGTAACGTATATCTCGATAAGGAATAAAGGAGGCAGATATGGAAATAATCCGTGGAACTACGCCAACGATTATAATTTCAATTCAGACAGAAATTGACTTGTCTGAGTTATCTGCTGCTTGGATTTATATTTCTCAACAAAATAAGGTAAGAGTCTGTAAGGATTTAGATGATATTACTATCGACCAAGAAGAGATGACTTTGTCAGTTATTTTTTCTCAGGAAGATACTCTTGCATTAAAGGCTGGTATTGAGACCTTCTTCCAGATAAGACTTCGAATGGAAGATGATACTGCATTAGCCACAACCGCGCAAAAGATTACTATAAAAGAAATCTATAAGGACGGTGTTATTGAATGAGTGAAAATATAGTCGCACGCATTGACGCTACTTTTGAGAATACTCTTCAACTTGGCGCCGAGGTTGGCGCAGTAACTCATATTGAGAAGAGTAAAATCTTATGTAATACAACTGAATATTGGAATTCACACCCTCAATTAGTTTCAAAAGAAGGATACCTTTATGTCTATACTGATTACAAACAGGTAGACAATGAAGATGTTCCCGGAATGAAAGTTGGTGATGGAACTTCCTATCTTATCGATATGCCTTTTATGGATGCGCCACTTGACGCGCATGTCGCAGATTCAGTAAAGCATATTACAGATGCCGAAAGAACTTTTTGGAATAATAAAGTCAGATGTTTTGTCGACCCAGAGAACGAAGAAAATTTGGTCTTCTCGACAACAGAATAAGGAGAATAGAAAATGTCAGCAATAACTTGGGCGCAGACCCCTACAATGAAAAAAGTAACTTTGCCAAGTGGTAACGCATATTGGCTTAAAGATGACGAAGTCAGACAGTGGATTGGTGACGGCGCTACAAGTGGCGCCGAAAAAAGATTAGCCGATGCAGAGGCTGAGATTTTAAAGCTTCAAAATGCAACTCATTGGATTGGTGTAACCACTACTGAACTTTCAGACGGTTCTACAACGAACCCTATCACTATCAATGGTCAAAGTGTAACCGCAACTAGCGGCGACATCGTTCAGGATAGTGAAGCTATAGAATATATTTTTAATGGAACCGCATGGCAGCAACTTGGTTCTAGTGTTGGAACACTTGGAAACTTTGCTTATGCAGATACTGGTGAAGTAACAATTACTCCTGCTGGTTCCGTATCAGGTACGGTAGTAACACTCTCAAGCGGAAGCGTTGGTAGCGTAACTGATGCTGGCTCAATGCCAACTTTTACAGTATCCAATGAGATACTTACTATTACCGCAGGTGCTGTTCCTACAGTATCAAGTGTATCTGTTGCAACTGGCGTTAGTTCAGTAACAGACCCGTCATTTACAGGAACGGAGGCAACTCATACAGTAACACCTGCGACATAATGAGGGAATGAATTATGGCAGATATTTCACAGATTAATTTACCTGACGGTTCATCATTTAATGTAAAAGATGCCACAGCCCGTAGCGATAAAATGGATAAAGCCAATCCTACGGGTACTGGTGAATTGAGCATAAATAGAAAGGCTAATACTACTGTTGGAAACAAATCCTCAACTTTGGGATATAACTGTACTGCAAGTGGTAGCTATTCCCATGCAGAAGGACAGGGTACAACAGCAAGTGGAAACTATGGTTCTCACGCAGAGGGCGCCGGCACTAGTGCGGTCGGCAGCTATTCTCATGCTGAAGGACAGTATACTGTTGCTCAAGGTGGCTCTTCTCACGTAGAAGGTTTGAGTAGCCAAACAGGTGCAAATGCACAGTGCGCCCATGCTGAAGGAAATACTTGTATCGCTAATGGTGAGGCATCCCACGCTGAAGGTTATATCACTAAATCTCCAGGGGATTATTCTCACTCTGAAGGAAGAAATACCGAAGCTAAGGGTACAGCTTCTCACGCAGAAGGATACGGAACTACTGCTAATCATAAATCACAGCACGTATTCGGTGAATATAATACATTAGATAGTTCAGAGGCTGCCGTTACTGAAAAAGGAAATTATGTAGAAATAGTAGGTAATGGTACAGCTACTAACGCGCGCTCTAATGCAAGAACTCTTGATTGGAGTGGTAATGAAACTCTTGCCGGTGGATTAACTGCATCTGGAAATGTAGTTGTAAAAGATGGTAATGGAACAGCTAAGGTTACTTTGAATAGTTCTACTGGTGATGTTAGTTGTACTAGTGTTAATGGAGTTACACCTACTGATGTAGTTGCGAATCCTTCTGGTAGCGCTACAACCGACTTAACTAAATTACAAGTTGGAAGTAGTATTTATAGTATCCCTCAAGGTGGTGGTGGCTCTGGCGGACATACTATTGTTGATGAAGAAGGGACAAGTTTAACTCAAAGAACTGACCTTCAGTTTAATGGTGCGTATCTTGAGGATGATAGTGTAAATGATGCTACTAAAGTTAATGTAGTCCGCGAAATGAATATGGCAACTTTTGAGCAATTATCTACTGCTGAAAAGAAGGGTTTTATTTTTGTAAATGATGCTGCTGGTAGTGGAACTTATTATAAATATTCAACTATTGAACAAATTGTTGGACAATGGGTAGATGGAAGTACACTTTATCAAAGAACTTTAATCCACTCAGGTACTTTATCTTCAGTTGGGGATTGGACGGTTTATGACGATACTGTTTCTTATAGTGCACTAACAAGTGTAGAAAGCGTAAGATACACAACCTCAGGAGAATGGGTTCCTTTTACTCAAACTCTTTATACTAATCCTCGTTTTAGCGTACAAGATAATCATAAATTATATTATTATAGCGCTGAAGATATAAGTTCTACTTATATTTATATAACCATTCAATATACTAAATATACAGCATAAGGAGATAAGACTATGGCATTATACTATAATGGAGAAAAAATTTCTTGTAGCCTTATCATCGACGGAAATATTACAACAAATAAATATAATGATATTTGGGATGGTACTTCTATTCCTGATGTCTATATTGATAGAGGTACTGGCGCAGTTGTAGGTTATGGTGGATGGTCAGCTACTGATTTTATTGATATAAAAGATTATTCAGAAATTTATAGAATTGGTGGTATAACCGGCGCAGATTGGAATGCTTTTTACGATGAAAATAAAAGTTATATAGGATGGACTGCAGGCGCTTCAGTAGATATTCCTCCTTCAGGAGCTAGATATGTAAGATATTCAGGCGCTGGGACGTTAACGGGCCATGTAATAGCTCAGGTAAACTACGTTCCTATTGGAGATGGAAATAATAAAATCTATCCAGTAAATTCACCATTACCATATAATTTTCTTTATAACGAAAATGATATTAACAATATTGCGCTCGCTATAAATAAAAATGTAAAAGTATCTGAAATGGCGGCTGCGATTGCACAAATAAAAGAAAATGCTGGATTGCATGCCACAAATTATCCCGTTTATTCAGATACATATACGGAGGTAACATAATGGCAAAAGTTGAATTTGTAAGTAAACAATATAATCAGCTTGCATCCTATTTTGCAAGTCTTAATTGTCCGCTAATTTCTGTTAGTGGTGATACAGTAACAGTTGGTGGACACTTAAAGTTTTTCCAAGAGTCAGGTTACTTAATAAATGTTTATTGGGACAGCACTCAGCTTGGTAGAACATCTTGTAACTACCCTCACTCATTAGAAGTATATTATGGCGATACAATATTCTATGTTCAGGGCGCGGACCCTCAAGGTAGAAGATGGTATGCAGCCTATGAGAAGATTGGTGATACAGTCTTATACGCAGGTTATTGCACAGGTAGTACGGGAACAAGCCGCGTTGGACTTAACTCAATTACTTTTACCGACCCAGCTACAAGCAATACTTATGTCCACGGAACAGTTTTTAACTATCCTTGCGATACTGGCTATATTGATTATTCAAATAGCACTGCTCTGTTTAATAACGGATATAAGAAAATGAATGATACAAATTTTGTGGCTAGTTCAACAGTAACCCAAGGCAATACAGTAACTATTGCTGGAAAAAATTATTTTGCCGCATCAACTCACGATTTACTTCCACTCGACTAATTCATAGAGATAAAAGGACTTAAAACTACTTAATATTAGGGCTTAAAGGAGGATAAAATGCAAATAATAAGAGGTACAACTCCTGCTATTACAATAAATGTTAGGTCTAATGTAAACCTATCAAATGTATCGGCTGTATGGGTATATATAAATCAGGGAGGAAATGTCGTAATAGACAAAGAACTTTCTGATGTAACTATCCACGCCCAGACAAACCAGATAGTTCTTAGACTTAGTCAAGAGGATACTCTTGCATTAAATGCAAATATGGGAGCATTATTTCAAGTAAGATTGCTTTTATCTAGCGGTCTGGCGCTCGCTACACCGGCTGTTGGCGTAAAAGTTTTGGAAATTTATAAAGGCGGAATTATTAGCGGAGGGACATAAATGAGTGAATTTGATATTGACCAAGTAGTTCAGGCTGATTTTTCCGTTGACAGCGCGCTCGATGTTCAGGTTGGAACTTTCGAGGGCGGTGCGAGTATTGATGACTCAGTAATAGCGCTTGACTCCACTTGGAGTAGCCAAAAAATAGTAAATGAATTTGGTACGACAACAGTTACGGGTACTTTAACAGCTGGACAATCAAGCCTTACCCTATCTTCAAGCGCTATAACTACATCTTCTATGATAGATGTATATACAGATGATTATAAGTTATCACCTACAAATGTTGTTGCTACAACAGGTTCGGTAACTCTTACTTTCTCTGTGCAATCAAGCAATCACGATATCAAGGTGGTGATTAAATAATGGCATGGTATAGAGCAGGAGGCGGAAGTATCGATGACGGAAATAGTATTTCTTATCCAATAGCGCTCCCCTCTCAAGATAATAAAGGATATAAAGAAGCCTCAATATCTGCAATAGCAGAGGCTATCGGCTCTGGCTCTTTAACAGTCGCGCAGATGCCAAGTGCCATTTCAAATCTTCATGACGCTGGACTTATTGCTACGAACATGGCTATTGGTTCGGCAACATACACCTCTGGCGATTTGGGGGTAACATAATGGCTACGGTAATAAAAAGTATTATTCCATGGGATAACGCGTCCTTTACATCTTTATTTAATTCACTTAATTGCCCACTTATCGAAATAAGTGGTAATACAGTTATAATTGATAGTATTTTTAGTATTTATCTTGGATATGCTTCGTGGCCTAGAATTTATATGGAAAAGGATGGCACTGTTATCACTGGAAATACTGTTGCTGGTAATATGACTTTTATTATTGGTTATAGTGATAATTTCTTTTATATAAATATGACTGACGGAGATAATACTGGTATTTATCTGGTTTATGAAAAAACAACAGATTTTACCTTATGGGCTTCAAGTGGTAGTAGTGGAAGTAGTGGTGGTTTTCAAAATATTCAAAGCTATACCTTCTTAGATTTGAATTCTGCTGCCACCTATTCACGAGGTGCTATTTTGAATTATGCTGCACAATCTGGCTATATAAACTATGCAGCTAATATTTTATTCTATGGCGGCACTACTACTAAAGCGATTACTGACCCATTTTTTATAAGTTGTTCTACTGTTGCTTTGGGTAAAGTAATTACTTTTAATGGTACAAATTATTTTTCTGTCGGCACAAATACTCTTTTAAGGATGGATTAATATGGGTACTTTAGTTAAGAAGACACTTGTGAAAAACTACATAGATAGTAGCAGTACTTTGCCTATGGCTTCTGTTAAGGCATTTTTTGATACCATAGACTGTTCTTTAATAAAATCCTGTACCTTATCAAGTAATACCCTTACAATAGGTATTGATAATACAATCCAACTAGTTCTAAACGCGCCTTACGAAATATTTATTTATGATGATGCGGGAAGTAAAATAGGTGGAATTGATTTTAATACTTTTAGAGATAGTTTTAATTTTCTTATTTATTTTACAGATACCTTTTTTTATCTGTATTTTTGGGATAATTACGGTTATAAATATCTTCTTCTATATGAAAAAATTGATAGTAAGAGATATTTTGGGACTACTTATACTAGCGAGTCTACTCAACTTTTTATAACCGACTTAACCATTAAACAAGTAGAAAATCAATCATATTATAAATATAATAAATTATTAAATTATAGTTGTGGTTTAGATAATATAGATTATTCTTCTAATATATTATTTAATTCTAATAATGAAATAACAGATATAGTTGATACAAATACATTAACTTGTTCTACTGTTCCGACTTATTATATGATGACCTTCAATGGTAGTAATTATTACTCCTTAGGAGCAAATACTTTAGTGGAGGTAGACTCATGAGTATTACCTTAATAAAACATCAGTTTAATATAGATAATGTTCCGTTTTCTACTATTAAAAATTATATTGACGGATTAGATATCCCTGTTATTTCTACCTCTCTTGCGAATAACCAATTCGATATTGTGGTATTCAACACATATAGAATTAGATTTGAATATTATAGTTGTCGTATTTATGATGAACTCGGCTATAACTTAGTAGGTGACCAAATAATGTATAACCCATTTACCGAGCCACTTACTTTCATTATAGGATATTCAAATACCTTCTTTTATCTTCATTATACCGATGCATATAGTAGAGGTTTTACTTGCATCTGTGAAATAATAAATAATAAAAAGTATATGGGGGTAAATAGAACTGGAAGTTTTGACCCAATAACCTCAATACGAATGAAGTGCGCGGAAGACCAAGGTTCTGTCTATTTCAGAAAAGTATTAAACTACTCAGTAGATTCGGGTAGTCTTGATTACACTCAGAATGTATTATTTGATAAAGATTCTGCTATGATATTAGTAGACCCCAACACAATAACCTGCACAGACGTAACTCAAGATAAAATAATTACCTTTAATGGTAATAATTATTATTCATTAGGCCCAAACACCCTAATTCAACTAAATAACTAAAGGAGGAAAAAGGAAATGACAGAAATTGTAACAGTACCCGTAATTATCGCGGCTTGTTATCTCGTAGGTTTCGTAATTAAATTGTTCAAGAATGAAAAGCTCGATAACTTCATTCCCGGAATTTGTATTATTCTCGGCGTAGTTCTCGGTCTCGTTTCATTCTTCACAATTCCTAATCTTATTCCTGCTACTGACTGGCTCACCGCTAGTGTTATCGGCGGCGTTTCAGGTCTTGCATCAACTGGTGTAAATCAGGTAGTTAAAAAGATTAGAGGATTTTTCGTAAATTCGGAGGATAAATAATGGGAAGCTTATTTGCAAAAGATTTTATTGATAATTGTTTCGCTAATGTAGGCGCTGTATGTGGAAAGACAAATGAATTCTCCGCAGAACTCGATTCAGTCAATTACTTCAATGGCCCCAAGAATGGAGTTGCAAACTCATGTGCTATCTTCCTTAATGACATGGTTTATCGCGCAACTCGAAATTCTGACCTTGAATTTGAACCCAGTAAGTATGATGCATACTACTTCTTGTATCAGCCTTCAAGTTCTGCTGCTAACTGTGGCGCCGGCTGCACTCAGCAGGTAGGTTACTTCAAAAATGGTGGTGCCTTCTTCACAGACCCAAGCGAAGCAGAGCGTGGTGACTGGGTTTTCTTCACAAATGACGGCGGAGAAACTTACTACCATGTTGGCGCTATCGTTGACTGGGGATACGTAGAGGAACTCGGATGTGATGGTTTCACAACTATCGAAGGAAATACAAATGGCGGCTATGTTGCCTTCCACTATTATAGATATGATGACTACCGTATCGGTGGATTCGGAAGACCTAGATATGATGGCTGGTCATTAGATGAAAAAGATGATTCTGATTACGTGGCGCCCGAGCCTGAACCTGAACCGACACCGGCTGAGAGTTCTGTTAATGTAGAACTTCCTTTCCTTTACAAGGGAATTGATGGATACGCTGGAGAGGTCTATACAATTCAGGCACTTCTTAAAGGCTTTGGATTCACAGATAATAACGGAAATGAACTCGCAATCGATGGTATCTTCGGTTCAAAGACCGAACAGGCTGTTAGAAAATATCAGGCTGCGCGCGACCTCGAGGTTTGCGGCATTGTAAATGGCGAGACTTGGGAAAGAATCCTCAAGTAAAAATCAATAAAAAATTAGACCCACCGTTTCGTGCGGTGGGTTTTCTTATGCCCAAAATTTGCAATTTGTTCGAAAAACTGTTATACTAAAGATAGGAACAGGAGGAAGTACAAATGAAAATTATCACAAATGATATGATAGTAGAAATAAATAATATGTATAGTAATGGTAAAAGTATAATGGCTATTGCTAATAATATGAGTATTAGTCCTTATACAGTTAAAAAATATATTAAAGATATTATAGAAGAAAAAGTTGTAGAAAAAACTACTTTTAATAAATCTCTCCCTGAATTTGATAGCACAGTTTTCCGGGATAAGGACTGGGGAGGCCTATGTGTATTAAGTGAAGAGGAGACAGAGGAAATGAGAAAGCTTTGGGAGGAAATGGAGTTCTAATGGAAAAATATTTTTATTTACATTATCACCCCGCATATCAAGATAAATATACTATTTATTTTAACTTTCCAACTGATTATTTCCCTAATGGAACTAACGGTTCTTATGATGTATTTATAGCCAGACTATTAAACCTATCTTACCCCGAATATTTAAGGTGGGCGCGCGATAGACTTGGCGCAGAACTCGTAGGAAAAAATAAAAGATATGTAACTATATTATTTAATGGAAATAATTCAACAGTACAGATTTTTGTAAAAATGTTAAATAAAAGAATGGAATACATTATAAATGAGCGTGATTTCCCATATAATTATAAGGAGGTAAATGGAGAGGTTAAACGCGTTCCATTTAGAAAAAAGAAAAATGAAAATAACACCTGAGTTGTTTAAGCGATTTAATATCGATTATGATGAGGAGTTGGAATTCAGTAAGGCTATTGTTA